AAAAGTATTTGTATAGTCTGCAACCGATACAATAGCTCCAGCAGAACCTGCTGGTAAATTCATATTAAAAGCTCCACCTGAAGTGTTTGCAAAATAACCTTCGCCATTTGCTGCTGTGAAAGTGGCAGTTTTAATACTTCCTGTTTGCCAATCAACAGTCCCTGTTCTACCAAATCCTGTTTGACTTGCGCCCGATGCTAAAGCAATTGTATCACCACTTGCACCTAAAGTTATTGTTGTACCAGATTGACTAATTAAATTTCCACCATCTGATGCTTGTAAATTATTTGCACCTGTTCTAACACTATCAGAAGCAGCTCCAACAGTTACTGTCGTACCACATTTATTAATAATGTTTGAATCATCTGAAACTTTATTTATATTATCTACTTTAATTTTACTTGTCATAATTATTGAAACTTATATCTTATTATTACTATACCTGAACCACCGTTAGTTCCTGCAAACCCAGCACATCCACTTCCATAGTGATTATTACCACCGCCACCACCTGTGTTTGCTGTTCCAGGTGAACCTTGAGCACACGATGATGGTCCTCCCTCACCTTTACCACCTGCTCCTCCTCCTCCTTCTACAGGAGCTACTGGACTAGGAGTAGGTGAACCTCCAGAACCACCGCCAGCTCTTGTGACTGATGATCCACTAATACTTGATGTGGCTCCTGTTCCACCAGGTGCTAAAGAAGGAGCAGGAAATGGATTAGAACCTCCAGCTCCAGTAGCACCACCACCAGCGCCTCTAGGAGTAGCTCCTGGTTGACCTTGAGGTGGACTAACGGGAGGTGTATTACCACTTCCTAAAGATGTACCAGGCCCAGCGCCACCACCTGAACCACCATCTGAAGCATTACCAGCTCCACCACAAGCGTTTTGAGCTCCTCCTGCTCCACCACCGGCTGATGTTATTGTTGAAAATGTTGAAACAGCACCACTAGTACCTTTTCCATTAGGAGAACCCGAACCTCCACCACCAACTGAAATAGAATAAGGTGTAGCTGCAACAGGCAAAGCTGCAACTGGACTTGGAGATGAACCTAATGGAGATACAGCATAACATCCAGAAGCTGTTCCTCCAGATTCTCTGTAACCACCTGCACCTCCGGCACCACTATGATTTACTGGGCCTCCTGGAAAACCTCCTCCTCCAGATCCGCCACCCGCTATTACTAAATAATCAACTGTATTTGAACCAAGAGCATTACCTGCGTTTGACACTGCAAAAGTTCCTGGCCCTGTAAAAGTATGAATTTTAAAATCACCACAACAAGTTATTGTTCCACCTGTTGCTGCAACAAAAGCTGGAGTTAAACCTTGTGATGTGTCTGTTGATTCATTAACAACCAACCAACCTTGTGTTGAATCAACATAAATAAAAGTTAACGCAGAACCATTTGTAGAAATTGTTAGATCAACAACTGATGACCCACCAATTTTAGAACCATTTCTTCCAATTGTTAAATTATTTGTTGCAAAAGTATAAAGATAATCTTTAACACTAACTATGTTTCCTGCACTTGGAGATGCTGGTAAGTTCATTGTAAAGGCACCGCCTGTTGTGTTTGCAAAATATCCTTCGCCGTTAACTGCTGTAAACGTTGCTGTTTTAATACTACCTGTTTGCCAATCAACAGTTCCAGTTCTACCGAATCCTGTTTGAGAAGCACCACTAGCTAAATTAATTGTATCACCTGAAGCACCAAGTGTAATTGAAGTTCCACTTTGATTAATTATATTACCACCATCAGATGCTTTGTAATCATTTGAACGAATATCATTTCCTTCAATTTTTACATTTTTACCTGACGATCCTACGGTAATTGTACTACCGCATTGTGCATCAACTGTGTTTACTTCTATCTTTGACATTATACTATTACTAAAGTCCCTGTTACTGTTATTGTACCAGGCACAGTAATAGGTCCTGCAAGAACACCATTTTCGATTGTTTGCGTACCGTCAATTGTACCTGCTTGATTTTTTATAAATTCATCAGGAGAGGTTTGCCCTCCGATGTATTGGATTCCGTTTACTATTGCCGTCATAATTCCTCCTACGAACTAATTGTATCGATGTACGAAAGAACCACGTCTAAACTACTAGCTGTATCAGAGACTGCTTCTAATGTATCACCGTTCGCTAAAACAATTTTTGCTCCGCCTTGAATTAATTCAATAGCAGAATTTGGTGGAACACTAACTCCTTTTGCTAAAAAGTAATCAGCTCCGCCTTTAGCAATCTTAACATCAATTGCAATAGTTGATGTTAAAATATTACAACATCTGATACCTATTACTGCATCATAATCTCCAGCTGCTAACAATGTAGTATCTGATGTTCCAATTGTTCTAACTAATACATTTCTAAAATCTTGTGCCATATTTTTTTCCTATAATGCAACGGCCATTGCTAATGCAAAACCATTACTTGCTGCTCCTACTGGTGTACCTGTTGAATCGAGGTAAACCGTTTTACTTGCAGGCATTGTACAAAATACACTTAATGTACTTGAACCACCTGAATTAAAATTTATCTTCGACGTATTACCTGAAGAGTTGCTCAAAACAGTATCTCTTGCTAGAGTATCGGGTGTCGCATCAGTTACGGTACCAATACCTATTTCAAAAAGGTTAGTGCCTTCTTCAAAGATAGCATAGTAAGTTGTATTACTATTACCAATCCCATCAACAAAAGTTCTAAAACCAGTTACAGCACCTGCAAGGTTTAAAGTTCCTGTGCCTGCTGTTGTACTCGTTTCTCTTACTCTATCATTTATTACTAAAGCCATTTACTCTCCTATTAACTCATGCTTATAATAGCATTAGCAGGTGTTGATGGATCAGGGTAAGTAATTTTAAATGTGCCATTAGTACAAGTTTTGTCTCCACCAAAATCTAATACTACACATAACTTATCTCCTTGATCATCATTATAAATAGCTGCAAACGCTGCTGTAAAAGTTGCGCTCGACCAAGTTGAATCTCCAAAGTCAACTGTAGCAACAGCTGTTGAAGATGCAACCGCTTGAGAACTTAAAGCTTGTCTCGTATAGTTACTTCCTCCACCTGTGCTGACTTCATTAGTTGCAGAGACTACTGTGCTTGATGTTGTATAAACAGAACCAATTGATCCTGTGTACAAAGCTATTTTAAATCCATCCCCACCACTCGCAAAGTTATGTGTTCCTGAGAACAACTCTCCACGGAATGCGTTAGGTATTAAGTTCGCCATATTTTATCTCCTTAGTATTCTGATGGAAATGGTGATTTAAGAGGTGTACGAATAACTCCATCTTGATATTCGTCCCGGCGTCTACGACCTTGTTGTTCAATCGCGTACGTTTGTAAAGCTTCCTTATAAGTGCCTTGATAGTATTGTATCATATCTGTCGGACCTTTCAAGTACCCATATGCATTGACCAAAGCTGCATACAAAAGCAAGTCTTGATATTTGTTTGACAGATATGTACCTGTAGTGCTTACTGAAGTATCAGTTAAACTAGTTGGCTGTTTAACATAAGCCATGGTAATTTCATATTGTGCGTTTGGTGTAGGTGCTACAACCCAAAAATTAGCGTCCCAATTAGCGTAGTATTTAGGTATACCCTCAGCTGTGCTTGGTGTATCGTAATAAGTTGCCATATAAGAGGGGTCTTTTTTTTCTAAAAATGTCTGAGTATTTGGATTTACATTTGTATTTTTTAATTGAATATATCTAATAACTCTTAAATCAGACGGAATAGTTACATATCTATTACCTGTAATTAGAGTCGATGTAGCATAGAATCTGTTATCATCAGAATCAGCTTCTCTATATATTTTATTTTCTGCGTTCACAATAAATGTGTTTACAATTGCATCAGTTAAAACTGTGCTATCTACTTCTGTATAGTTTCTAATATCTGTTTGTAAGTTTGAAAGTGTGTATGCCATAATTAAGGTCTTTCGTTAAGTGGTCCAACAAAACAATTAAACCCTCCTCCTGTTTCACTTCCTGTAGCCGCACTTGGAAGCGTTATTGTAAAACTATTATATTCGTAAACTGTTGTGTTAGCATCATTTACATACGATGTTTCAATTAAAGATGCAACTTTAAATGAACCAAACACTGTTGAACCTGATGGATGAGCAACGGCTGTAGTTTTAGTTAATGTCTTACCACGGTACGGAACTGATGTTGCTCTTGTACAACCTGTTAAATCACTTCCTGATATTCCTGTGTATTCAATAACTTCATTTTGAAAAGAACCATAACTTGCAGATGTAGAATCTGTATTTACAGATTCAATCATAATAAAACCTGATGTTGGAAAATTTGTAGTGCTTGTTAAAGATATAGTAGTATCACTTGCAGTTACGGCTGCACTTAATGTAGTTTGTAATTGTAAAGCATCAACAGATACACCACCTACAGGAAACT